ATATTCAGCGTCCAGCTTTTCACATTGGTTACATACCCACTTCCTGCAAGTGTAACCGTTCCCGTATCACCTGTAATAACTGCCATCGCAAACTCCTTTCATTAGGTTGCGTATATCATCATTCGATAATCAATCACATACTGATAGTACCCTTCGGCATAGAGCGTCAGGTTGTTTTCCCTCACCAAACCTACGTTACTGTAACTTGCCATCGTCAGACTGCCAAAGTCGTACAGGGCCATCAGTTTCTTGCCGCAGTCGAATAGAACCGTATCCGTATCGGCGAATATCGAGAACTGTATCCGGCCCGACTCCACCGCTTTCGCAAACGTCCAGCTTGGGCTATTCCCTACAAGGTCGTAAACGCAATACGGCGTACTCACTTTCGGGTTAGCTCTTATGCCATACATACCGCCAGTTAGAGCAGCGACCAAGGTAGCATCGTTAGTGAACTCGTCATAGATTGCTTTCATCAACTCATCCACGGGCAACTAACTCCGCAATCTTCTTCTGGTTTCCTGCGTTATCAATCATCGGCCTGAGAAACGGCCTCTTAGCCATCTTCTTCGTGCCAACTTCCAGATACAGGCCGTAGTCCACTCCAGTGCCTACCCTGACGGACATCGGGGTTTCAATGTAGTCGATACTCCGCTTCAAGCCACCTAACTGTCTGTGTGGTGGCTCTCCCTTCTTGGAGGCTACATATCTGGCTCGGCCCTTGGTCTTTCCTCCCAACCTCGCACCCTGGACGTTCAGGCTCTGCTTTATCTCCCGCACCATCCAGGTAGCCGCACGGCGCAGGCCACGTTGGGTCTTCTGCTCCACCTCAGTCAGCACCTTATCGCCATACCAGAGAACAGGCATTAGCTCTGCTCCTCCGTACAACCTATAACCATCAGCCTTCCAAGCTCGTCCGTGTCCCTAACCTCGACAATCCGAAACGTCCTTGAGCCAAAGACGACCCTATCCGACTCGGTTATCGTAGCAGGAATGCAGTATAGCTTGTGGCTGATAATAGCTCCTTCTTTGCCCATACTGAACGACTCGGAACCGCTTACTGGATTGATGCGGCAGGGCATATTTATAATAGCGTTGCCCCAGGTCTCCGAATAGCCACCCGTAGCCGTCCTGCTTTCCGCAGGTGTTTGCACGGTCACTCGTGATACTAACAGACCTTCGATGCTCATCTCAGCCTCCAAGAGCCGCCAGTAGGGTAGCCAGTACAGCGACAGCACCCATCAAGATAGATATAATCGCACAGACCGCCCAGCCGGGTCGCTTCATTGCCGTTTCCAAAATCTTATCGAGTTTGGCCTCCAGCCTGCGTATCCAGTCCATTACCGAAGTAATATCATCCTGAAGACCCTTAATGTTGGTTTCATTCTTTATGCCTTTAGGACAATTGCCGTTACTCATACCGCCATCCTCCTGTATTGGTCAAGGCGTTTTTCCAGTTCTTTCATAAAGCCACTATCAGTCTTTGCTGTCCACTGGTAATCACCCAACCGCTCAGAGGTCAGGTGCGGGTCTTTACGGGTCTGCGAGTACATCCATTGCACTAGGGTAAGGCAGGCTGCTTCCACGTCAGCAGGCACAGTTGTGTAGCCGCCAGTATATTCTACATAGATATTTTGCGTGCCAACTGGGAACCTGCTTGGTAGCCACAACCTGCCTTTATCTTCTTCCCACCGCCAACCTCGTGCCGACCGATATGGATGGTCAAGGTAGGCGTATTCGTTCAAACAATACTGAGCCGGAGAGTTCAAAACGTCCGTTGTCAGGTAATTGCCATAACTCAAATCCAGAGCCGCCCAACCGCTTCCAGTAGCGTTTATCTGAGCCGCTAAAGCCGTAATCGTTGTATATGTAGCGTAAGCCAGCGTAGTCGATGTAGAGCCAGAGCTATCCACATGGGTAAGGGTCAGATTAGTACCGTCCGAACGCAGGTCTGCGTAGGTCATCGAACTTGAACTGCACCACACGCCTAGTACGTTGAGCCTCGTGGTCGATAACCTCGATACCTTGGTCACGGGCCAGTGGTCTAGGAAGATGTACTTATCGCCGTTCCCATCGTATAGCTCCTCGTAGTCACGGCTCATGAGCTGGCGGTCGCAGATATTCTCAATCTCGCCCGTAGCCCAATCCACCGCTTGCTCGATGAGATAGTTGTTGGTGTACTTGAGCGTTACTTCTGCACTCAGGCAAGTCACCGCAGAGGCTATCTCCATATCAGTCGTTGCCGCTGCCGATACCCCATACAGCACCGCTCGGTAGCTCCTGGTCAAACCGTTTATCGCCGTTACCATCTCTCCCAGGGTAGGCTCGTTAGCGAAGGTTATGGTATCCGTACCCGCTCCAGTACCGCCTGTCTGTATCAGGATAACCGAAACGCTGGTAACCTCGACAGTAGCGGCAGTACCATCCCCTGTATGAATCACGCTTATAGCCGATTCAAGGGGCTGGTTGCCAGCCAACCGCAAGTACGCCTTCGCTTTAGCCAGCGTAGTCAGAGCGTATGTGCCAACTGCCATAGCTTATCTCCTATGCCGATACCTTGCCCGAGCCGACCATTCCGCAAACCCCCACGACACTATGGCCTCCAGACATCCCTGAGAACCAGACGTTAGAGCAACCTTGCCCATCATCGCTATCTGTTGCATCCAGCGTTGCATCATCCGCTGGCATAACTACGTTAGCCACCGAGCCACCGTGAATCTCAGCGTGAGCACTTCCAAGAGCTTCACCCGTTACAGTAATACTCGTCCCATCAAACTCATTACCCAATGTTATAACAGACCCGCCCACATCGAGGCTGAGTGTGCCGGGGTCAGCGTTCTTTCTTTTGATATCATTGTGGACAGTATGCGAGCCGTTTACCAAATCAACCGCAGTTTTTCGTGCAGGGTCGTGACCTAGTATCAAATCCGTACAAGTAAGGTCTCCGTTCAGAATCAAATCGACATCCGCATTAGACGCATCACACTTGAAATCCCCTGTGCCTAAATTGAGGTCACCACTCAAGGTCAAAGTATAAGCACCAGTCTTCGTACCTAGCAACCTAAAGTCTTTATTAACGATTACTATGTCGTCAGTGTTTGAAACAGTAGCATCAGTCTGCAAGTAGACATCATTGATGCTAACCGTTCCACCCCCAGCTTCCCAAAAGTCATTAGCGGTGATATAGTAAATATGCAAATAATCCGACCCAGTAAGCGTTCCCTCACAATGGAATCGAGCGACCCGAATATAGTTAGAGGACGTAATGCTAACACCAGAAGCAATATGTAACTTCCAAATCGCCGTGCCGCTTGTCCAACTAATTGTCTTACCAGTCCCCGTCATATGCCAAATAGATGTAGAGCTGAAACTCCCCCCTCCATAACTTATATTTCCTGCAAAACTTTGCTCGAAATTAGATGGAACAAAATTTCCAGCAGTCATAGTGAAATTGTCCCAGTACCCAGCATCCGTTGGGGCCGAAGTAAAAGTACCATTTATTATCAAATTCCCACCAGTAACTGAATTAGTAAGAAGTCCTCTCGTTGCCATAAAGTCAGTAACATCGTGTTCGATGGTCAGAGTGCTTGGCAAGGCAGTCATTCCCGTTGTCTTAGTAAAGTGTCCAGAAACATAAATCACGGCCCCCGCATCAGCAGTAATCGTCCCATCAAGTACGCAGTTCCCGTCTACGTCAAGGTCGTTGTCAGCCATCGCAAACGTGCCTGTGTAGCCGCTCATGTCGAAGCCCGCCAGTTCAATATCTATCTGGTCAGCGTCGAGAGAGCAGTTTGCTGCATTGTCCATAACGACACTATCACCATCTTCAGGAACACCTGTATCCCAATTCCCAGCCGTAGACCAAAGGGCTGTTTCGTCACCTTCCCACGTTCGTACTGCCATTAGATTATCTCCACAGCAGGGTCGATAGGTGCGTTAGCTTCTGGCTCCTGGCGTATCCGAACGGTAACTGGGGTCAACATCTTAGCGGTCGGGCTTTTCGTAATTCCCCCACCGACAGGATATTCAACGCCCTTGCTTCTTACTATGACCTCATAAGGCACGTTATTGCCGGGAATAAAAACCCGCCCGCAATGATTGCGAGCTTTGACCCAATCAGCAACGTCCTGAGCCCCTTCATCTGGACGAAGCGTGGCTAGAAGCTCGACAGTTGCTTTGCAGTTAGTAGCGACTATGCCTGTCGCATCGTCCTTTTCGTAGGGTGTCAAGTCTGCTTTGTAAGGCATTTCTCATCCTCCTTTACGCCGTTGTCGTTACCCACTCAATATCCAGCGAGTAATCGACTGCGTGGCCTGAATCGTGTGAGAACTCAAGGGCTTTATTAGTATTGTTCTTGCAGTAATAGCCTTTACCCTCGCCCGCCTTCTTTGCTGGAAGTACAATCGTACCATCAGCAGCCGTATAGAACGGGCCGTAGATTACCGCGTCATCCTCATCCTGCAAGTGCCACCAACACTCTTGCTTGACACTGAGAACAAGGGCAATAACATACTGCGTATTAGACGCTCCCGCAGCCGTATCAATTGTCTGATTCCCTGCATCCGCTAACTGAGCAGCGTTGTAGTAATTCTCTACCGCGCCAGCAGCGTAGGGGCCAAGAGCCGCCTGTATAGCGTCTAATGACACTTCCTGTGTATCCTGCTTGGCCTCTGTAGCCGCCCCGCCTTCAGCAGCACCCACCCCGCCAGCAGCCGCTGTGTGCATCTGGGTAAGCCTATATCGACAGTAGACCGCAGACCCATCCACGCTCTGAGCTACAATACTAACGTAGCTGTTAGGAGCGCAGGGGAAATAGACCAGCCGCTTCGGTTCGTAGTCCGTAGTTGCCGCCAAGCCCCAGATAGAACGGTCAACCCCAAATGCCATATCAGCCGCCGATACCACGTCCTCTTGAATA